CTCAGGGCGAGAAAGCATCTCTAGTTGTGAGCCTACATCAGTAGACATTGGAATACCTTGCGGTCTTTGTGTAGTAGCGCCTGCAATAGCTTCTTCATAGCGCTTACGAGCCTCTTGTCTTTGCTTGTTTTCGCCTAGTTGCTGTGCTGTTAGCAGTTGCTTTAGCGTAGTGTCAAAGGACTGCTGATAGCCGCCAAATCCTGCGCCTAATGCGCCTGCCAAAGCCTGTTGTGTGCTGATTGGGCGAGCAGTTTGTCCTGATGCGCCTAGCAAAGCAATTAACGCACCAATGCCACCTTGAGCCAACGCATTGCTACGCATTTGCTCGGTTTGTTGGGGAGAAAGTGCAGCAGAGTAATCGGGCGGTGCGCCAAATAATGCTGATAGATCAAGTGCCATATCTTATCCTAATAATGAGTTTGGATTTCGTGTTGCCATTCTTGGGGCTAATAAATTGTATAAACCAGAATAATCTACGCCACCGTAAGGATTAGTTCTTGATTGCTGAATTTGTTGTTGCTGTTGTTGCTGCGGTTGAGGCTGTTCACCTCCCAATAAACCTTGCGCTAATCGTGCGCCTTGCAACGCTTGTTTTGTAGATAATCCGTTTGGCAAAGTAGCAGCATTAGATTTGATGCCTGTTCCAGCAAGTTCAGCCGGTGTATAAGAATACGATAGTGCTTGTGTAATTGCTTCTGGGCTAAGACCTTGTGCAGCTAAATTAGCCATGTCTTGCGCTAAAAATGAGTCTAATCCAGTTACCGTTAGGTTTTGTGCTATCTGACTAGAGTTTAATCCTTGTTGCGCTAAGTTAAAAGCATCAAACGCTTCTGTGTAAGGCAATGCCTGACTAATTGCTTCCGCAGCCGCAGCCTCAGATAGTAATGCAGCTCCAATACTTTCGGCAGCAATACCCTCTCCAGCCAATGTTGCTAAACCTGTTTCTGTTGCTCCAGTAAATGCAGCTTCGGCAGCAAGCTCAGGCAAAAGATATGGCGCTGCGGCTGCGGCAGTAGCTAAACCTACCGTAGTCCAACCTCCAGGAATTTCACGACCTACAAATTCATCTACATCTGCTAAACCGCTACCAAGGGCAGGGCCAGGATCAATGGCTGCTAATCCGCTACCTATGGATTGACCAACATCCTCTACAGCGCCTAAAATGCCACCGCCACCGCCATCAGTACCTAATGCACTAGAAATGGGATCTGTAATAAAGGAAACTGGATTAAATCCACCGCCACCCCCTTGCGGCTTTATTTTGCCATCGCCTATATGTTCAAACGCACCACTAGGCAAATCTGGAATGTCCATTAAAGCGCAAAATCGGTTATTAAATCTCATAATTTGTATTCCACTAATATTTGTTTATTATTAAAACCAAGGCGATTCCACAGTCTTGCTACCGACTCTCTTGCGCCACCTTGTATTTTAGTAGCACCCATGCTTTTTAGGGCATCTTTAAACTTTTTGAATGTTTCTTTACTGCTAATAAATTTACCGCCTATTGCAGTTACATAAGCAATTCTGTCGTTTGGGTAGTTAGAAAATGCCACAACTACCGCACCGCACAATTTGTTTTCTTCTGCGACAACAAACAAAGTCCAAGTGCCATTAACAACAAAAACCTTTAACTGGTCTAGATTGAATTCTTCTACACCACTTAAATCTAATGCAGGCTGCAAATACTTAGCCACTTCCTCCCAATGTTGGTGTATATAAGCAACATTAAGAGGAAAGACGGTCATCAGAGGAATCCACCTAAAAGGCCACCGCCAATAGCGCCCAATACTGGAGCGCCATAACCGCCAGCAAAATTAAGTGATGGGAAGGCTTGACCTAAAGCATAACCGCCTAAACCGCCAGCCAATCCACCAGCAAGTGCGCCCGTAGTTCTGTTTGTGCTGGGTTGAATGCCAGCAGTAGGCACTCCAAACGATCCGAGTGGTGAGCCATATACAGAAGATAAGAACCCTGACAATTGCTGATAAGGTAATTGCTGTTCGTAGCTAAATCTGTTCATTGCTTCTTGCAATGGCTGTGACGCAATAGCCTCTCGTTGTGCGCCTACTTGCGCCAACTGTTGTGCTGGGATAAATTGCTGACCGTAAAGCGCTGGGGCTTGTTGTGCTAAGTTTGCTAATTGCAATGCTGCTTGCTGTTGTAGCCCACGCTCTTGCTGGAACTGTGAACCTGCAATATTAGCTGTAATATCGCCTATTGATCTGCCAAAGCCTTCTGATGCAGAGCTTAATGCTCTTTCCATTGACCCAGAGCCTAATCGACCAGATTTAGAATACAAACTGGAAATCCCAGGCAATACCTGATTACTAAAGGCTTGCTCTAATGGGCGTGTAGCTGCTTGCATCATTTGCTGTTGATACGGATTAGCGTTTAAATACTGTCCTGCTGCCGTATTGCTGATGCCGCCTAATGACTGCAAAAACGCACCTTGTGCTGCGCCTAAGAGTGGAGATTGCTGCCTTGCAATATTTTCTTGAGCTTGCAATGCAGTTAGTGTTTGCTCTGATGGGCTTACATAAGTCTGCCCTTGATACATCTGTGGCTGCTGACGCAAAAACAACTCTTGCGCCTGCCGTAAACCTTCATTTAAGAAAGGTTGTACCGCAGAGATATTGCTGCCTGTGCCTGGCGTAATTGGTTCGCTAGGCAAAAAACGAGGCGCAGAAATTGGGGTTTGCCCTACAGATCCTACATTACTTTGAATATTCTGATCGCCAAAAGTGGGGCTATTTGCACTAATAGGCAATCCACCAAGGCCAGAGCCTAAATTTGACATACCCATCTCTGGCTGTGTCATAGTATTCCCAAGCGCTGATATTGCTGGGCCAATCATTCCTAAGTTTCCGCCGCCTGCCATAATATTTTCCTTTTATCCTACTATTACATATTTATAAGTTTTGCTTGCCGTACTGTTGGCAAAATGAGTAACTACTGCGCTTCCATTAGTCTGAGAGCTAATATATACATTGTCCATTGCATTAGAAGCTACATACTGCATTGTTGCAATAACTGATGGTGTTGCTGGTCTTGTTGGGCTAGTTTGCGTTGGCAGTTGTTCTATTGAAACTGTTGTACTTTCTGTTCGCCATACAATTTCTACATAATCATTTGCTGCAAGTTCTACAAAGTAATTTATGGCTGCAATAAGATGACCATAAATACTTGCGTTTTTTCTTGCTGGTACAGTAAACATACTATTTGATGCTGTAATATTAGTACCGTTTTTTCTAAACCAAATATCTACAGTATGTTGTGCGTTATCTGTATTTTGTAACTGTACGCTAAATTGCACATTATAAATGCCAGCATTTCTAGCATTTAAACGACTACTATTCGATAAATAAACACCATTAGAAAAATCTGTGGTGTCAAATGTCATTGGGTATGCAACTGTCGTGCTTGCTGCTGTTTGGTCTGTAGAGTCTTGAAACGCTCCATAAGGCGCAGTATCATTAAAAGCAGCAGCAGAATTTGGTGCTAATAATATGACAGAATCTATGCCAATCCGAGCATCTGTAATCGTGGTAGTTGTTGCGTTGCCTGTTGCTAATGTAACTGTGCCAGTATTATTGGTTTTGCCATCCATAATGCCATTGACGATTTCAGCGACTGCTCGCTGATCTCCACCAAACGGAGGTAATCGTCTAAACATTATCTAGTCCCTAAACCATTCAAATCAATGTCCATTCCGACTGCGGTTTTCCACAGTCCTGTAGGTGTTAATTGTAGACGATGGTAGCGACCTACGCCACGAATACTTACACGGTTTTCTGCGTCTGCGACTGATTGTGTACCAAATACTACCTGCTCATTTAACAGCCTGCGAGATACCAAAGCCACATTGCCAGAGCCATTATCTACAATTGGTTTAGCCATCGTAATTGCCGATGTTGTGCCTGGCACTTCAATATCGCCAGTTTCAATGTAAGCCGTGTTGTTTGCGCCTGAGAATGTAATAACTTTTGCATTACGAACCCCAGCAAACTGCATCTTGCCGCCAAGCCAAATACGGCTATCAAAGCTAGTTGGTATATCTTCTAAATCACCAAATACATCTAATCCCTCTAATGTGAAGGTTGGTGTAGATGATGTAGCTACACGACTAGCGTTTGTTGTTCCGCTAGTCCACTTGCCAATTTCGTAGTTATAAATCAATAATTTATCTACAGTTGCAGACGATAAAGAAGCATAAGCCCATATAACGAGCTTTCGAGCTGGGTCTACGGCAGCAGACATTAAAGACAATAAGCCTTCGTCTACATCATCAAAGAAGAAACGGTTTACTTTCTCGTTTCCGATAGGAATGATCTGCTGTCCGTCACAAGCGTAGAATCCGTTATCCGATAGGAAAAACGATGTACCGCCATACTGAATAATGGAATTAGCCTCATAACAGCCCTGATTACGGCTGATATTGTCAAACTGGAATACCAAAGGACTGCCAACATACGACATACGATGAATTGAGCGATCCATAAAGACTAGGCCAAACTCACCACCAGTCAAGCCTACTAATGCACCACCGTCAGGAATATCTTGAAAATCAGCCTGTGTCGTAGCAGAATTAGTCCAGCTAGACTCATCGCCCAAAGCAGACCATTGCACTCGATTTGGTCTAATTGTGGAATCATTTACATAACCCGAAACCACGAAATCACGCACCACCGTTACATAACGGGATTGTGGAGCATCAGCCGCTAAGTCGCTAAAGTTTGTAGAGCTATTAACATTGTAGCCCTGCAAGCGATTGCAACCGTTTGCTGCGATTAGCACATTGCCAAATTGAGTAAAACGCCAGCGTTGATTATCTGGGGTTACATATTGGAATGTAACTGTGCCGGTATCTGCGCCACTTGTAATGTTTGTACCTGCGTCTGTGTAGGTAAATGTAGTGGTTGTTGGTACGCCCGTTATAGTAAATGTACCATTCACATCTGTATTTGTAACAGCCGCTACAGTAACACTATCACCTACGGAATAGCCATGAGCAACAGAAGTGGTAATTGTTACCACATTGGTCGTTCTTGCTACCGTTGTTATTGTGCGAGATGCCTTAGAAACATTGTCCATAGACAGATCATTGGTATCTAACTTAAATAGCTTTGTTGCACCGCCAGCAAATACAGTAGTTAATCCTGTGGCAGTAGTTCTAGCGGCCACGACATTATTTAGGTTTTCTGATGCAGCCGCAGAATAGTCCTCTGCTGCGTTAATAGCGCCATAGCCTACAGCTTTAGCAAACACATTGTCTGCTCGTTGTAGGCCATTCGTAATGCCTGGCTGGTCAGGAGTCCATTCCCCGAAAGTAACTCTACTTATTGCCATGTCTGATTCCCAATAGATTTATCTGTCCAGTTTGGATTATTTGCAGGTACATTATCCCAGCTTGTTGATTCGGCACTAGCATCTACCCATGTATCTGTAGATGGTGTTTCTGGTGTCCAATCCTCTG